GAGAGGGGGAAGAACTTAGAGATCTCTTATTCAGGGCAACACCTGTTAGACCAGATGGCATACTTAACGCCAGTAACCTCTGGCAGGAACTGACAAAGAAAGGTACTAACAGTATCTGTCCTTTTCCTTTTCCACAACTGGATACCTTTACTAGAGGTTTTCATAAGCAGCAGATGGTATGTATAGCTGCTGGTAGTGGTACTGGTAAGTCAACTATATGCAGAGAATTAGCTCATCATTTTATTAAGAATGATCTGACAGTTGGATATATAGCTTTGGAAGAATCAGTACAGAGAACAATGCAAGGTATTTTAGGTGTCGAGGTAAACAAACCACTGCATCTTGAAGATGATATTGAACATGAAAGTTTAAAGCAGTCGTTTGATAGATTGTTTGGTACAGGAAAACTATTTTTATATGATCACTTTGGTTCTATTGATCCAGATAGATTAGTCGAACAGATACAGTATTTAGCTACAGCAGAGGGTGTGGATGTAGTGATACTTGATCATTTAACAATAGTTGTGTCAGGAATCTCTGACTTAGATGAAAGAAGAGCCTTGGATGTGGTCTGTACCAAGCTCAGACAGGTGGTTGAATCTACTGGTATAGGTTTAATTATTGTCTCTCATCTACGTAGACCAGAAGGCAAAGGACATGAGGAGGGTAACAAGGTAAGTCTTAATCATCTGCGTTCTTCTCATTCAATCGCACAGTTATCAGATCTTGTTGTTGCCTGTGAAAGAAACCAGCAGGGGGATGTAGCTGAAAGGGCTGAATTACAACTGCGTGTATTGAAGAATAGACATACAGGAATGACAGGAGCAATAGACAAATTATTGTATGACGATAAAACTGGAAGGTTAGTGCTTCCTTTAGACACCTACTTTGGAGACTGATGACTTTATTAATTGATGCTGATTGGCTGATCTATTCTTCCTGTTGTGCCTGTGAGCAAGACATTAAATGGGATGACAACTTACATACCTTGCATGCTGACGAAAGAGATGTACATGAAATGGTAGATGGCAGAATATCTCATTATCAAAACATCGCTGAAGGCGATAAAGATGTTGTTATGTGTTTCACAGAGTACCCAACATTTAGACATACGATCTACCCAGAATACAAAGCTAATAGAAAACATAAAAGAAAACCATTAGGACTAGGAAAAATCATTGAACAGACCAAGGAACGTTATCAATCTGAAAGTTACTCAGGTCTAGAGGGTGATGATGTTATGGCTGTTCTTGCTACCAGTAAGAAATATCCTGATCCTATTATTGTGTCAGTTGATAAGGACATGAGATCTGTACCCTGCACACTGTTAGCAGGTGATGACATGGAACTTATAACTAAACGCAAGGCTGATAGACACTGGATGATACAGGCTCTTACAGGTGACTCTACTGATAACTACTTTGGTATAGATAAAGTAGGGCCAGTAACAGCAGAGAAGATACTTGGTGAAGCTAAAACATTAGAACAAATGTGGGAGAAGGTAGTGGCTGCTTATGAAAAAAAGAAATATAACTTTGCTGATGCTGTTCTTAATGCACAACTGGCAAGGATCTTAAGAGATGGAGACTTTGATTTTCAGACAGGTGAAGTATCTCTCTGGACTCCATAAAAAAAACACCTGCTGACGAACCAGTACAGCAAGTGTTTCATTCTTGGATGAGAAAGCAACTGACGCTCTGACAGTGTGGAGGTGGAACTTAACCCACTCATTATCAGGTCTTGTTGCTTAATAACCACCTTATCACATAAATTTAAAGCTGCTATACTTTATTATCAAAAGTGAACTACAATACCTATAAATCTTTTTAATCATGGCATCTGAAAAACTTCCAGTTATCACAGATGAATTGATTTTTGCCTTAGATCAAATTTTTCCGCATCGTCATCCTGATTTGTCATTATCTGACAGAGAGGTATGGTATAGAGCAGGGCAACGTTCTGCTGTTGATTTCCTAATTGAACAACAGAAACGACAAAAAGAAACGATGCTTACTTCAAAAGTTCTGGAGAATTAATCATGTGTTTACCACGAGCACCAAAACCCCCTGCTATTCCACCACCAAGGCCTACCGCACCTCCACCAGAGAGAACTGCTAAGACTGTAGTTACAGGCAGAAGTCGTAAAAGAGCCACTGGTACAATGGATCAGCCTGTTAGAAGATCAGGTACAAGATCTTTAAGAATACCTAGAACTTCGAGTCAGACCAGAAGTGGAAATCTAAATTATTAAAATGGAATATTCAACAGGTGGACAAAATGCTGCTGGTCGTTATGAACAGTTGCAAAGTAATAGATCTACTTTTTTAAGAGAAGCAAAAGAATCTTCTAAGCTTACTATTCCTAGCCTTATACCAGAATCCGCTACTGGTACTAGAGCTAGAATTAAAACTCCCTTTCAAGCTTTGGGAGCTAGGGCTGTAAATTCTTTATCTGCAAAATTATTAGTAGCTCTTCTTCCACCTGGTACTCCATTTTTTAAATTAGCTATTGATAGTCTTGCCTTATTAAAAGAAGGTGGAGGACAAGAAGGATTAGAAACCGAAATTGATAAAGGATTACGCACCATAGAAAACGCTTTGATGGATGAAATAGAAATTTCAAATGATCGTGTAGCGATGTTTGAAGCTCTTAAGCATTTGATAGTAGCTGGTAATGTTCTTCTTTATCTGACAGACAAAGGATTAAAAGTTTATCCCTTAGAAAAGTTTGTATCTAAAAGAGATGAAGTTGGTAACGTACTAGAAATAATTACAAAAGAATCTGTTAGCCCACAAGCTTTGCCTTTAGATTTTCTCAACCAGATAAAAAAGAAAGATAATTATGATGAGAAAACAATGGATCAGGAATTAGATATTTATACATACATAAAAAGAGTTAATGATGATCACATTTGGTATCAGGAATGTAAGGGAGAAAAGATACCAGGTACTGATGGTAGATCAAAAGTAGAAGTATCTCCTTGGATTTTATTACGTTGGGTACGTATTGATGGAGAAGATTATGGTCGTGGCTACGTTGAAGAATATCGTGGTGATCTTATATCTCTTGAATCATTAACACAAGCAATAATAGAAGGTGCTGCTGCTAGTGCAAAAGTTTTATTTCTCGTAAATCCAAACGGTCAGACTAGGGCTGCAACATTAGCAAAAGCTCCTAATGGTGCGGTGAGAGAAGGAAGTGCTGCTGATATAAGCGTCATGCAAGTAAACAAGGCTGGTGATTTTAGTATTGCACTACAAGCTATGCAAAGGATAGAAGCAAGACTTGAATATGCTTTCCTCATGGCAAGGTCTGTACAGAGAGATGCAGAAAGAGTAACAGCAGCAGAAGTACAACTCATGGCTCAGGAACTAGAGAATAGCTTGGGTGGAGTGTACTCTATTCTGTCTCAGGAATTTCAACTACCATATCTAAAACGTAGGATGCACATGCTTGTACGTTCTGGCAAAGTGCCAAAATTACCAGAGAAGATAGTAAAGCCTAAAATCGTTACAGGTATTCAAGGTCTTGGTCGTGGTAATGATCGTAATAAACTTATTGAATTTATTGGAACAGTAGCTCAAGCTTTAGGTCCAGATGTGATGAGACAATACGTAAACGTGGATGAAGCAGTTAAAAGACTTGCTACATCTATCGGTATAGAAACTGGTAATCTAATTAAGACACAGGAACAAATACAAGCAGAGATGCAACAGATGCAGCAGCAACAACTTATTCAAAGTCTTGGACCTGCTGCACTTGGATCTCCTTTATTAGATCCTAAAAACAACGCACAAGCACAACAATTACAGGAGCAATCTGATGCCAACCAAGAAACCTGACACAACAACAGAAACACCTGATACTGATGTAGCAAAAGCTATCGTTAGTGAATTAGGTGTTAATGACACCCCTGCTCCTTCCGAGCCAAAGGTGGTCAAGACCAAAAATGGTAATACAATGACCTTTAACTAGCAAAAAAAATTTATGACTTCATCCCAGGTAAATGTTTCTGAAACACCTCCTATGTCTCAGGAGGACTTACAAACACTAGCTAAAAACGAGACTGATGAAAACGGTCTTATACTAGGTAAGTTTAAATCAGTTGAAGATTTAGCTGCCAGCTACAAAGAGCTAGAAGGAAAACTTGGAACGGTAACGGAGGAAGACCAACCACAAGCAACAGAAGATGAATTAGAACAACAATCAGATTCTGATATAGATTTTGAAGAACTTTATGGTGATGGTGTTTATTCTGTTCTGCAAGAAGTAGGTATTGATCCACAAGATATAAGTAATAGATTTTTTGAAGAAGGTGGATTAAATGATGATGACTATTCCAAATTACAAGAAGGTGGTTTTTCTAAACAGCTAGTTGATACTTACCTTGAAGGTTTAAGATCAAGTGCAAATGTCGTAGAAATAGCTAGTCAACAAATACAGGGTATAAAAGATTCTGTAGGTGGTGATGAAAGCTATAGTCAAATGGTAGCTTGGGCTTTAGAAAATTTACCTGCAAATGAAGTTGATGCTTTTAATCAACTAACAGAGACAGGTTCTGCTCCAACTATTAAGATGGCAGTACAAGGTCTTTATTCTCAATACAATAACGCTATGGGTATCGAACCAGATTTAGTAACAGGACGTTCATCACAAAGCGGTCCAAGTCCATACAGATCAACAGCAGAAGTAGTTACTGCTATGTCAGATCCACGCTATGGTAAAGATGTTACTTATACCGAAGATGTTCAAAGACGTTTAGGTAATAGTGACGTATTTACTGGTCGTTAATTATGGCTAACAAACCAACCAATCCAACTCTTTATGCAAGAGTAAAGGCAGAAGCAAAGAAGAAGTTTAGAGTCTATCCTTCTGCTTATGCTAATGCATGGTTGGTTAGAACTTATAAAAAACGTGGTGGAGGTTATCGTAAAACTTAATCATGCCTTATTCAAAGAAACAAATGAAGATCGCTAGGGTTGCAGAACCTAGAGATAAAATTACCAGAGCAGATCTTATGATCCTTCGTAAATCCAAGAAAGGTAAAATGAAAAATGGCAAAGCTTAATCTTTCACAGATGAGAAAACTGAAAGCACATTCAGTTCATCACACACCAAAACACATGAACCTTATGAAAAAGCTCATGCGTGAAGGTAAATCATTTAAAGCTGCACATACGGCTGCACAAAAACAAGTAGGCAAATGAGTCTTACCAGATGGTTTAAAGAGAAATGGGTTGATGTCAAAACAGGTAAACCCTGTGGAAGACAGAAAGGAGATCAACGTGGATACCCTGCCTATAGACCATCTAAAAGAATCAGTAGTAAAACAC